AAACCCAATTTTAAATAAGTTATTTCCGTCTACTAATAATGTTTTTGTCAAAATACCTTTATTATAGGTTAGACTTCTTTTACTTCTTCCAATTTGTAGTCNCCATCAGTACCGATNACTTTTTTCCAATATTCCGCTTGTTCTCCTTTATANTGNTCAATAGACTTCTTTTCTTCAGTAGATTCCTTACCTGCAAGGAAACCATGAGGTGTTACAATAATTTTACCGTCTTCATAACCTAATCCATTGATATGGTTTTTCATTACCGATATTTTTGTTCTTACCGCAAACTTAACCTTTCTCTTGTCTTTAACCGCAGCAATCTTGTTGGTTCCCGCATTTTTCTGATTACCAAATAAAAACACCAAAGATGAGTTTAACCAAATTGCTTCACCACCCTTAGCCTTAATCTTTGGTTGACCAAATGGGTTGTCAGGTAATTCCACCCACGGTTGATTAACAATCAATAAGGTGTTTTCGTATTTTGATGTTGCCTTACGTGAACCCGCAATNCTTTGGTTGATACCCATACCAATCTTATCCGCTAATGTTGCNGCATTGTGTTGTTTACCTCCCTTACCATCAAAAGTCATCTTACAAGGNACAGAACCAACAGAGTCCCACAAAAATAGTAAGTCATATTCTAACTCACCTTTTTCTTGTGCATCCAATAGTTCGTTGATATAGTCGGTAATTTGTTCGATGTACTCGAAGTTGTTATTGAACAGGAAGAATCCNTCCCAATCCAATTCACCTGTTTCTTCATCGACAACTTCCTCACATTCGAANCCCATTGTTCTTGCATGGTCAAATGACCACTTTTGTTCAGTTATAATGAATACGGGTAATACTCCTTTATTTTGTGCGTCAACAGCNGCCTTTACAAGAGCCGTTGTCTTGCCTGTATCAGAATGACCTAAGAACATATTTAGATGACCAATGGCCGGACCTGGTACNCCAACCGCATCTAAAAANGCTTCACCCAAATCAAAGAACCTTTGTGGTTTATATTTTGCAGAAGTAGAATACTTCTTCTTCAGAGAACTGAAATCTGTTTTTTTAATTGCCATATTTTTTTTAGTGATAAAGATGGTACCGACAATATCGGTACCATCATGTTAGTTTTAGTTAAAACGGTAAGTCCTCATCCACATCCATTTTAGATTGTGGGTCCTCAGTTTTTTCTGTTGTAGACTCAGTTGTGACACTACTACCGAATGTTGTTTCAGTATTGTCACCGTATACGTATTTCTTAAGTTCTGAATCCCAAACAGGTGTCTCACCTCTTGCGATTGCCTCTAAATACTCAACAGGTTTCTGTGAGTAAACATCTTGCCAAGTTAACTCATCTTCAACCCATTCCGTCATCTGACTCTTATCAGAGTGTATCGGTGCTGGGTCATCATACATAATAGTCTTAACTACTGTGTATTCAATTCCTGAAGGTGTTTTTGCCTTAGACAAATCAACAATCAAGTCACGACCTTCGTTAGCNTCAGTCACNTCACCTTTTTGTCTCCAAATTGGAATGATTTTATCCAAGATACCCTCTTGTTTGTAATTATCTTTGAATCTCCAAAACTTTGGTCCGTGGTCTTCATTCTCACGGTCAATAACCTTAACGATGTAGAATTTACGTGGACGGTACTGACGAGCCAATTCCTTATCTGAGTCTTTACCTGTTGACATCAATTCTTCGTAAACCTCAGTAAGTGGTGAACGCTCACCATCATTTTTACCTGGGTCAAATAATTTAGTCCATTTACCGTCGATTTGAACTTCGTGATACCANACTTCTTTGAATGGTGATGAACCGTCTGGTGTTGGAAGGATACGAATAACCTTTTGTCCTGACTTAGTTCCTTTTGGAAGATACGTTGTAAAGTATCTTTTTAATCTGTCTTCTTGAGAGATTCTGTTACCTCCACCCGTGTTTTGGGTGTTCTTTTCATACTGNGATAACACAGCATCTAATGCATTTGCCATAATTTTTCTTTTTTTACTCTGTTAATTGTTTTCTCTTAAACTCAATANTAAAGATAGTAATTATGTCAATAAAGTCAAACTCTATAAACAAAAAAAACCACTCTATTTGAGTGGTCTTTATTATAGTTGTAAAATTTAATTAAGTCAAATAATTAATTTTATTCTGTCGGTCCGTTGAATGATTTACGAATGTCGGAATCAGAATAATTCTCAACCTCATCAGAAGTTAAAATATATTCATTCTTACCCGTTTTTTCCATATCGTCTTCTTTATCTGCAAAGAAATCGGTTAACTTTTGATTATAAGGATAACTATCTAAACTTCTTAGTTGTAGTTTCTCCTCAGGTGATTTTTGACGATACTTCTCGACTTTAGCTTCAATATCATTAATCTTAGTGAAAATTTGGTCCATCTGAGAAAGTTTACCTTCTAAATCAGATAACTTCTCGAACATTGTATCCATATACTCGTCTTGCTTATCTGAAATCTTGTTCTGTGTATTCACTAAATCAGTTATATCTAACTCTTCAGTGTCCCCACCCATGTCTTTATCAGACTCAACATTTCCTTCGTCGTCAATTTTTTCAACTTCAGGGTCAGTATCAACATCAACTGGTTCTGCAATTTCTTCAGCACCACCTTCGACATCCATATCTAACTCCAAATCATCACCAGCTTCATCAGCGGTGTCTGTAGGTTCTTCTTGTTCAATAAGGTAACGATTAATAGTATTGTGTCTATTAAGTTCCTCAAGTATTTTTTTATCTATTGACATAATTTTTTATTTTAACCATTAAGTAATGTCTTAACACCATGAGGTGTTTCACCTTTAAGGTTCTATTAACTTGTCTAGTATTATCAACTCGCTCAATAAGTCCGTCTCTCATACTAACTGTATAACAATCACCTGTGTCTAAGTCACAAACCTCTTTGTAACCATTTCCGGCATCTCTTTCAGTAATTCTAGTGTCTTTTGACAAATACTGGTCTAATAATGATTTAACATTCATAATATTACTTTTATATATAAATATACGTTTATTATCGTTTTTCTTACAATCCGTTATTTTTAGACCACCTAAAGGCCTGTTTAAATATTGGGATTGAATTATCATACGTCTTTTTTATTAATTTTTCATCGTCAGTGGTAGGGTTATTTAATATATCATTAAGTTCATTATCGGTATTAATTCTTCTAAACCAATTTCTAATATATACCTTAGAATACGCAACAGCATAATTATCTTCACTAAAGTCAGACCCTATATAGTCTGTCAGTTGAGTACGTACTAGAGTTACTATTATATCTAACCAATAATGGGTCAAAAGACCCGTTAGGGTCACTGAATGAAAAGTAACTTCTAGCCCTACCGTCAGATGTTGATGATACACAAAATTGTCCACTAACTTTATCATTATCTAAACCTGACCACCGACCACTATCAGTAGTTAACCCAACGTAGTTATTATTAATTCCTTTAACATAACCATTTTTATATCCTTGTTCTCTCCAAACAGTACCAATTGTTAATCTTTTAACATCAAAATTAGTAGTTTTAGTATTAACATACGTTATAATATCATTATAAGAATACTGTGTATTTTGTTTAGTTATGAAATCTAAACCTTGGTAAGCACTTACTGGCGAACAATTACTTGAACCCACACTTGAACCATTAGTTGAGTTAGTACTAACTCCATTAGAGTTTGAAGACCCATTCTGTAATGTTGGTGTTGTAGAAGGTGTTTCACTTGTTGGTTTTGCTTCTTTAGGTTTTTTATATGATTTATTAATTCTCTTTAGTAAATCAATATTAACACTCATTGTTAGTTCGGTAATACTCGGGAATGAATATTTAGAAATTCTAACACCACTAAATGTAGTGATAAAATTACCAGGACTAATACTGTGAGACACATCTGTAATCCAATACGGACCTGTGAACATTGGTACGTATCTTAGGTTAAAATACATTGTCGGCTGTATCATCATATTACCCATTGACATAATCTGACAATTATAGCTTCTGTTTTTATAGATATTATATAATGAAGTTGATTGTTGAGATGTTTTCGAACCTTTACTCTGATTCGCCATGTCTGTTAATATACGGAACGATTCTGAGGTATCTTTAAATTGTGATTGGTCTAAACTTACGGATTTAAATATCCCTTGATTTCTCACACCAAAGTCAACATTGAAACCAACCACTTTATTTGAGAAAGCATAATCTGTTTTATTTGTTTGATTTTCCCTAAGAACCTGTGCCTTGTACATATCAAAACTATCATCACCAAACCTATAATCTATATTTTCTGTTTGTTTTAAATGTTTCGACACTTTATCTGTGTATAAACATAAAAACCGAGGTCTACTTTTATTATCGTCAACCTCTAAGAACGTACCAAATACGTCGGACGCTGAGTTTTCAAAACCTTCTTCAGGTTTCGCGTTTTTAGATGGTTCATTAACACCATAAAAATTCGTATAGGATGGTAATGCCATAAACAATAGGTTATTACCCTGAAATAAATGACCTATCAATGTGTAAATAGAATTAGAACCTGACTTATCATTAATAAACCCTGTTAGTGTACTAACATCCACAATAAGCTTATCACCAATATCTCTGTTCGCCCTATCTAAAAATAAAAATTCCTCAAATAATGTTCTATTTTGAAAGTCACCCCCCGCAATCCATTTATCATTTAATGTTTTAAAGAACTCATACAACTCTAACTTAGCCACCTCTCCCGACATAGATGTTTTAATCTGTTCTGTCTCTTCAGTAATTTTGGGTAAGTCTTTATTTAGTTTGGTAAATAAATTGTTTTGTACCTTCTTTTGTGAATTATCCATCAATGTCAAATATTGATTAAACAGAGACATAAACTTAGTACTTGTCATTGTTGGGTCTTGATATTTTTGAGTAGCGTAAATTTGTATGATTGGACCCAATTGTCTAACATTATTTTCACTAAATAGAATATCCATTTCAACAAAGAAATCTGTAATTGTTGAACCACTATCACTATACTTCATTCTATCCTCATCATANACACCGACCACTAATCTTAGGGCGTTCCACGCATCGGGGTATTGTGATTCACTAATAGCAATTGTTGTTAAATTACTTGCNGTGGGTAGTGAGTCATTAATATAGTTACCAAAATTAATTTTTTGATTCTGNGTTTGATATTTTGTATCATCAGTGAATGAGTACCAAACACGTCTATTAAAATTAGAAGGATTACCCTGTTTAAAAATAAAAGTNTCNNATAATAAATTTTGAACTGTATTCCTTAAACTAATCATTTGTTGATTGGCGATTATTTGTCCGTCTAAATCAGATTGACCTGTCAATGTTGGTCTATTAATAAAAAACAAACCATTTAAACTTGTCATTAAATTTGGTTTAAGAACATCTTCAGCGGGTATATTATCACGAACAGGGTCTTTACAGAACTCTAAAAATTCAGTCTCAAACATATCCATAATACCCTCATTAAACACCGCNAGTATTTCATCAATTGATGAGTATTCTGATACCGACTCTAANCTAAATGCCGTTTGGTTGTTAGTTGTGTTATCAATAGTTTTTATATATTGTCTATATGTTGGTTTTTTAATTAAAGTGGTATCAAAATATCCATAGTGTGA